AATCGGTAGACACACCAGACTTAAAATCTGTTGAGCATTACGCTCGTGGGAGTTCAAGTCTCCCTACTCGCACTAAATACCTAGAAAGAGGTATCATGAAGAACACCTTTGAAGTCAGTTCCTCTCTTGTTTGGTACAATGATGAGAGAATGATCGTCAAGATGTACTTCTTAAATGATATCCCATTTACATTTGACGAACTCCCAGTTGGACACTTATGGGACCAGGATTTGGTCAAAGAAGCAAATGGTAATAGAAGTTTTGAGATAGAAGACTTATATAAAGGATCAAACTATTTGATACAAGAGGAATGTCATCCTTGCTTTGATAACATCGAGATTTCAAACCCCGAAATATTGCCAGAAGACTTGGTATCCTATTTTGATGAGGAAGATTTAAGGGGATAAATAAAACATAGAAATCTAACGGTTGTCAGAATAAGATGCCTCTTAATAAGCTTGAGAACTTTATCAAGAATGCCGAAGGTCGCATTCTATACGTTAACCCTAACGACCTTGACTCTACTGATGGTATTGAAAACCAAGGTAATTCGTTAACGAAACCCTTCAAAACCATCCAGAGAGCACTGATTGAATCAGCAAGATTCTCTTATCTGAGAGGTGATGATAACGATTTAGTAGAAAAAACTACTATTCTTGTGTTCCCTGGTGAACACTTAATTGATAACAGACCTGGATATCTGATTAAGGATGTATCTGGTAATGCAATTACTGTTGCTCCTGGTGGTGCAGAAACCGCAGCACAGAATGAATTAACACTTACTCTTAACTCTAACTTTGACCTTACACAGGAAGATAATATCCTGTATAAGTTTAACAGTATTAACGGTGGTATTATCATTCCTCGTGGTACTTCTATTGTTGGTTTAGATTTAAGAAAGACTAAGGTTAGACCAAAGTATGTTCCTAACCCCACTGATCCTAGCGCACCTAACAGTGCTATCTTTAGGATTACTGGTGCTTGCTACTTCTGGCAGTTCACTTTCTTTGATGGAGATGAGTCTGGATTGGTCTACACTGATCCAAGAGACTTCTCAGTCAACAAACGTTCCAAACCAACATTCTCCCACCACAAACTGACTTGCTTTGAGTATGCTGATGGTGTGAATATCCCTGGTGGATATCAACTCACCGACCTTGACATGTATTATAGCAAGGTTGCTAACGCATTTAACAGAGCATCTGGTAGAGAGATTGACCAGAAGTATCCAGCACAACCAGATTCTTTTGCGAAGCAACGTCCAGAATTTGAAATCGTTGGTGCATTTGCTGCTGACCCAATTACTATCACCAATATCATCTCTGGTGATGGTTCAACACCTTCCCCTGTTGTTACAGTTACAACTCAGACTGAACATGGTCTGAATTCTGGAACACCAATTAAGATTCAAAATATTAGTGAAGATGACTATAACTTATCAACGAAAGTTGTTCAAGTTATTAGTGAAACAGAATTTACATATGCTCTGCCTTTTGTACGACCTAATCTTAAGGCAGGTCCTAATGCAGGTTTGCGTCCAAATCCAGGTGCCGCAGTAGTTATTGAAACTGACACCGTATCTGGTGCATCTCCTTACATCTTCAACTGTTCTCTCCGTTCTGTCTATGGCATGAACGGTATGCACGCCGATGGTAGTAAGGCAGATGGTTTCCGTTCTATGGTTGTTGCACAGTTCACCGCTGTGTCCCTCCAGAAGGATGATCGTGCGTTCGTTAAGTATAATCAGTCCGATAGAACTTGGGATGGTATTGGCATAACTCCAATCTCTGGAGACCAATTATCAGCAGGTTCATCTTCAGGCAATCAAGAATTTGTTCTTCACCTAAGTTCTGATGCTGTCTATAGAGATGGTTGGAAGACAACTCACATCAAGATGTCTAACGATGCTGTTATTCAGATCGTTTCCGTCTTTGCTATTGGTTTCCATAAGCACTTTGAGTGTTTAAGTGGTGGTGACGCTTCTATTACCAACTCTAACTCCAACTTCGGTCAGTTCTCACTGGCAGCGGATGGATTTAAGAAGGATGCATTTGATAAGGACGATAAAGGATATATTACTGGTATTGTTACTCCAAGAGCAATTGCTGCTGGTGACATTGAAATTGAATGGGTTCAATTTGATGCTTCTAAGATCAGAAATATTGCCAGCTATGGTAATAGTGGAGCAAATGATGGAAGCAGAATGTATCTGTTAGGATACACTCAAAGTGATATTGCACCTCCTATCATTGCACAGGGTTATAGAATTGGTGCTAGAGTTGATGATAAGGTATATCTGTCAGATACCACTAATCAGGATGTTGATTATGGTGCTAAGATTTTGATGACAGATTCCATTCCAACTGGAACTGGATCGAGTAATCAAGTCACTGGTAGTGATACTTCTGCGAAAGTTTATACTAATGTAGTATTAAAAACAGCAAACAATGATAGTACTGGTAAACAAACTGTCTATCAAACAGCAACATCTCATAAACTGAGAACCGGTGAATCAATTCGTATCTTTAGTGAAACTGGAGACCTTCCTGAAGGATTGGAAGAAGGTAAGGTTTACTATGCGATTACATCAGAGAAAAACGCTAGTAGAGCAGCAGCAGGAGAATCCCCAAACATTGTTTCTTTAGGTGCAGACCAATTCCAGATTGCATCTTCCAAAACAAATGCAAACGCTGCAATTCCAATCTTCATCACAAGTTATCTTGGTTCTCAACTTAGAGTTGAAAGTAGAGTATCCGACAAGGTTGCTGGTGAGATTGGACACCCAATCCAGTATGACCCAGATTCTTACACATATAATCTGATTGAAGGTGGAAGTAAGACTGAAGTTGGTGGTTGGTTCATCTATTGCGAATCTAATAGTGATCTTTACACTTACATTGATACTAATACAACACAAGTTAAAGCAACTGATAGTGAAATCTCATACTTTAAGAGAATTGAAGATCCTAGATCTATTGACGAGAAGATTTACAAACTGCGTTATGTTGTTCCCAAGGAACTTGAAAATGCAAGAGACCCTGTAAGTGGATTCATCCTGCAAGATTCTAGCAGCGTTAATGTAAGATCTAATAGTGACTTTAATAAGACAACTATTTCTATTACAGCAGACCCAGCAAATAATATAACTCCTGGTGAGTATGATTTCAATCGTAATCCAAGATTTATTAGCACCTGTACTTATGATAATGGTGCCAATGAAGTAACTATTACTGCAGATAGAGTTCACGGTCTGAATGTAAACGACACCGTTATTGTTGAGAATGTTTCTAGCTCTACAAACACTGCTGCTCAAGAGAATCTAGGTTTCAATGGTTCATTTAAAGTAACTAGAATTGATAATGATAAGACTTTTGTTTATAAGGATACTGATATTTTTGGTATTGTTCATGCGCCAGGTGTTGCAAATATTGACACACATACAAGAACTAAAACTCTTCCTAGATTTAGAAGAAGTGATTCACAAGAAAACCTTTATGTATATCGTGTTGAGGTAATCAACCAGTACATCAAGGATGTTCAAGACGGTGTTTTCTATCTGTATGTTCTTGCATCTAACAATGCAATTCCAGCATCTGCAAAGCAGTTTGGAGATTCTAAGTACAGTCAGAACATTACTGACCTCTATCCACAGTTAGATAGAGATAATGCTAATGACAATCCACCAGCAGCACGTTCTTTCGCTAAGAGAACTCCTCTGGGTGATGTTGTAACAAATGACCTTAAGAATAATATCACAAGAGAAACGGTTGATACTTTCAACAAAGCGTTCTACCATGGTAGAGAGATTCAAAGAATTACTGGATTAACGAATACTGGAGCAACTCTAAACTTCTCTAAAAACACAACTTCTCCAGAGGGTCAAGAGCACCAGTTAGCAGGTATTACATCATATACTACATTAACAGGTGGTTCTGGACATACTGCACCAGATGGTCAGTATCATAACGTTAAACTTGTTAATAGTAATGGTTTAGCGTGGGATGGTGCAACTGCTGTTCTTACATTGAGTAGTGGTTCTGTTGCTGCTGGTAGCGTTACAATTCTGGAAGGTGGTTCTGGATATACTGCTGGAGAACTCCTGTACTTTGATAGAGAAGTTATTGGTGGTGCTTATTCTTCTGGAGTTACAATTCAGGCTGCTGATATTACAGATGCAACCAACGATTATGTTCAGATAACTGGTGTTGGTACAGCAACTGGCGGTTACTATAGAATTACAAATACTAATGACAAACAAGCAATCGGCATTGCAAGAACCGCTGGCGATCCAACAATCAGTGTTGGTGAATATGCAACTGTTATTGGTAGAACTGGTGCAATCAGTGCAGTTTCACCAACTTCAACTCCTGCCAAGTTCCCTGCAACGTTTGAATTTACACTTTCAGAAAACGTTGGATTGGTTGTTGGTCACAGAATCAGACTTCTAGATTCCAACAATAATAATAAGGGAGATTTCCTGGTTAGTAGTGTTAATACTGCTGATAAGAAGTTTAGTGTTTCCTCAAGTTCTGATTTGAGTGGTCATTCTTCAGGATTTGTACTGAAGCACGGTATGTCTGCTACCAATGCTAGTGCAGACGAATTAGGTGAAAACCTTGGTGCTAGAACACTTCCATTCTATGATAGAGAAACCTTCATTGTAGATAAGACTGGCGGTATTACAGCAGCAGATACTGAGTTCAAGATTACATTACCTGGTGGTTCTACCACCAAGATGAGTCAGAGACTGGAACTTGGTTCTTACATCCAGATTGATAATGAAATCATGAGAGTCAAGGACACCACCTTCGGTGGTTCCAATAGTGACCAAGTTAAGGTTATTCGTGGTTCGATGGGTACCATCATTGAATCACACGCAGATAACTCAATCGTTAAGAAGATTAAGATCCAACCAATCGAACTTCGTAGACCATCTATTCTTCGTGCTTCTGGTCATACATTTGAATATCTTGGTTATGGACCTGGTAACTACTCAACTGGTTTACCACAGGTTCAGGTTAAGACTCTTACCGAAGATGAAGAGTTCCTGTCACAATCACAAGAAACTGCTTGTGGTACGGTTCTCTACACTGGTATGGACAGTGACGGTGATTTCTACATTGGTAACACCAAGTATTCTGCACAGTCTGGTGAACAGAAGACTTTCGATGTTCCAACACCAACAGTAACTGGTGAAGACCCCAATAGACTTTCTGTTGTATTTGATGAAATTGTTGTTAAGGAAAGAATCCTGGTTGAGGGTGGTAAATCCAAACAGATTCTCTCACAGTTTGACGGTCCAGTTACCTTCACTGGAAAGGTTAGATTTGCTGAGACTCTGATTCTGAATGGTGTTCCACAATCTCTGAGAACACAAGGTTCTATTGATGTTAGATCCACTCAGAACGCAACCAGCTTTGACGATAACGATGCTTCCATCAGAACTGCTGGTGGTGTTGCAATCAGACTTGACACCTTCATGGGTGGTAAACTTAACATTGGTGGACCTGGTGTTATTCCATCTCAGAGCAGTCAAACTGATGCTACATCTGCCACAGATGACAATGCTGCTCTGAGTGTTGACGGTGGTGCAGCAATCGGTAAGAGGTTATTTGTTGGTGGTGATGTTGACTTTGGTTCCAACTTAAAAGTTGATGGAACTCTTACCGTCGATGGTGAATCAACATTTAATAGCAAATTAAATGTCAATGGTGATATTGATCTTCGCGACAATGATAAGATATTACTTGGCAATGATGATGATCTTAAGATTTTCCATGATGGATCAAATTCCAACATCTATGATGATGGTCCTGGTGGTTTATTTTTAAGAACTGACGATTTCTATGTGAGAGGTTCTGCTGGCACCTCAACTATGATTCGGGGTATTGAAGGTCAAGGTGTAAAGCTTTTCTATAATGGTCTCATTAAATTTGAAACCTTAAATGGTGGCGCAATCGTTCGCGGTGATCTTGAGGTTACTGAAGATCTTCAGGTAAACCAAACTGCTAACTTTGCTAGTAACACAGTTCAAATTACTAATAATAGGGTTAAAGCGGATACATTTGAAGGCACAGCAGACGATGCTCTTAGAGTTAAAGTTAATGATGGAACCAGTGGAAATTGGTATCCAGTTATGGTTAACAACGTTGGTTCTCCACAAACACTGCATAGAGATACTAGATTAAGATTTAGGAATGGTGAACTGTTTGTAGATGCAGACATTATTGCTTTCGCATCTGATGATCGCCTGAAGACCAACAGAGTTGGACTGACTAATGCTCTTGATAAAGTCTGTTCCTTGAATGGATTTACATTTAACTTTAATGAAACTGGTGGTGAACTTGGATTCTCAACTGATATTACATATGTTGGTGTTTCTGCTCAAGAAGTTCAAGAAGTTCTTCCAGAAGCAGTTAAACCTGCACCAGCTGATGATAAGTACATCACGGTTCAATATGAGAAGATTGTCCCACTTCTGATTGAAGCAATTAAGGAACTAAATGAAAAAGTTTCTGCTCTTGAAGATAAACTAAATAACTAGAAAAGCATCCCGAGATGGCGAATTATAAGAAGCAATTCAACTTTCGTAATGGCGTTCAAGTTGATGATGACAACTTTATTGTAAGTCCTACTGGTTTGGTTGGAATCGGTACTACGGTTCCAACTGAAGCTATTGATGCTTATGGAAATGCCAGGGTATCGGGATTTCTCACAGCAACGAGTATTTACGCCAAAGTATTAGAAGTAAGTGGAGAAGTTGGAATAGGAACTCTAACGGTCGACAGATTAGTTGGTGCTGGAGTTTCTATATCTGGTGGAATTGTAACTGCTTCAAATTCTACAGGAATTGTAACTTATTATGGTGATGCTAGATACCTACAAGGGATGCCAACATCACAATGGGTTGATACTGATGTTGGATTAGGATATACAAGTATCTACGCTGCCGGAAATGTTGGAGTAGGTACAACCGACCCAAGATTTACCTTCCAAGTTGGTGGAAATACTGATACTTCTGTTGCTGGTTTTGTATCTGGTGTTGGTATTAGTTCTGCTGGCAACCTTTTAATCAGTGGTATTACAACTGCACATAAGTTTGTTGGCATTGGTTCTGATTTAACTCTGCTTGATGCAGATAATATTACATCTGGAACTGTTACTAATGACAGACTTCCTGTACTAGAAAACTCCAAGATTCCAAACGATTTTGTTGTAACTGGTGTAATTACTGCAACTAGATTTGATGGAAATGTTCAGGCAGGATTAGTTACTGCCACTACTGGATTTACAGGTGATCTGACAGGAACTGCATCAACAGCATTAAGTTTAAGTGGAACACCAAATGTTGTTGTTGGTATCTTAACCGCTGCTGCGGTTGCAGCATCTAGTTTTATTGGTGGTATTACTGGTGATGTAACTGGTAATCTTACTGGTAATGTAACTGGTGACGTAACTGGAACAGCAACAACAGCAACATCTCTCACATCAGACGCTGTTGTAAATATTGACCAGGCAACAGTTGGTCTTGCTACAGTAACATCTGATTTGATTATTGATGGAAGATTGGGTATTGGAACCGATAATTTTACAAATGGTTCTATTGCTATAAGAAGAGATTCTATCGCAACACTTCAACTTGTTTCTGACACAGATACTGCAACCATCGCCATAGGAAGATCAATGAGTCCGCAAGGATTCAATGGTGCTATTCGTTTTGGTGAATCAAACCCTGGAACACAATATAGTGAATCAAATTCGTTTGATCTTATCAACTATGCTGATGGTAACTTCAACTACTATCTGCAAGCAGGTAGTAGTGTTGGATTAGGTACAGGTAGTTGGAATTGGATTCATAAACAAGTTCCAAGGATGACTCTCACTTATGAGGGTAACTTGGGTATTGGTCTTACTCAACCAACAGATAGACTACATGTAGATGGTTCTTTTAGAGCAGTTGGTGTTTCTTCTTTCCAGGATAATGTAGACGTTGACGCTAATCTAACTTGCAGAGGATTAGAAGCAGATGTTTTCAGCGCATCTAACATTATTAGTAATTTGGATGGTAATGTAAATGGACCTGGTATTTCTACCGTACAAAGTATTTCTGTTGGAAGTACAGTAACGGCAGAAAGTTTAATTGTAAATGGTGGTGCTACACATCCAAATGATAATAGAGTCCTTACAGTAGGGACTGATGGTGAAGAGTTCTTTGTTGAAAATGGTGGTGTTGTAGGTATTGCAACCACCGTAGTTGATAATAAAGCTGAATTGACTGTTGGTGGTAATGTAACAGTATTCAACTCTATTGGTGTTGCTACTGATAATCCTCGCGGATTGTTAGATTTATCTGGTGGAATGGGTCAAAGAGACTTTAGTGGAATAGTTGGAGTTACAACTAATAACTTTATGTTACCACCAATGGTAAGTAATGCAGTACAAACAGGATTAGTAACCTTCACTGGTGCAATAGTTTATAACACTGATGATAATAAATTAAGAGTTTACACAGGAAATGCTTGGGAGGATCTTCACTGATGGCTTTACCCGGTTCTGGAACACTTTCATTCAGTCAAATTGAAGGAGAATTTGGTCAAAATCCCCGTAGATCTTTGGGAAAATATAGAATTGCAGATCCTAACGTTGGTGATTTAGGGACATTAGGTTTAGATAATGATGGTACTGGTGGTAACCTTTCTCCAACTATTCCGACTAGTGGGACAATTAGATTCAGTGACTTCCATGGGAAGAGATTGAATATTGTTGTAGATTATTGGAGCGGTGGTACCGAACAATATCCAGAACCTGGATTCCAACGTTATGGAAGAAATAGAGTTAAAGTTATTGGTGGATTTAGATCTAAACCATCAAGTAGTAGTGGATGCAAAATATATCTTCATGTGAATAAAACAATTGGTTCACGACTGACTGATAGTGGTGCAGATATTGAACTATGTGCTGTTAAAACTGGTCGTAATTGGGGTGGCAATACTGTTTTAAGAGTTGATGTTGGTGGAAGTGGAAGAATTTTAGGTGCTGGTGGAAAAGGTGGAAAAGGTGGAAATGAGGGTTCAGATCCTGGTAAAAATGGTTCGAGGGGAAGTAGTGGTTTAGGTATTGCCTTTAACTGTGATGTTCATGTAAAAAATGGTGGAATCATCGCTGGAGGCGGTGGTGGCGGCGCTGGTGGCGGTGCTGCCCACCAAAAGGATGAACATAGAAGACGCGCTGGCGGCGGCGGCGGAGGCGGCGGTGCTGGATTTAGTGTTGGTAGAGGTGGAAAAGGTGGTGGTAAAGGTCCAAGAAACGAAACTACCGACAGAAAAAGAAGTTATGCCAGAGGTGCAAATGGTTCAAATGGATCTACAACTAATGGTGGACAAGGTGGTGGAGGTGGAAACAACCGCAACGAAGCAATAGGTGGAAGAGGTGGAAACGGTGGAGGACTAGGACAAGATGGTGGTGAAGGTGGTAATGGACAAGGAGATAGACGTGGAAGAGGTGGTGAAGGTGGACATGCTGGAGATGCAATCCGTAGAGCATTAGGTAGCTACACTCTTTATAATAATGGACAGGTTCTTGGAAATCAGCAATCCGGAGGAATCCGATAAATAATCAAAACTGAGTTTTTATTATGCACACTGACTTTATTGCAAGATATGAGGGTGCTATACCCCCAGAAGGACTTGAAAATATAAGAAAGCATATTGATTATTTTTACCAGAATAGTATGCTTTCTGGCGAAGATAGAAGTACAAGACACTACTTAGATCATAAGTCATATAATGTTACTCATGATTATGATGATATAAATTTGGTTGCTGATTGTAGGGTTGCTATAGAGATACTAAATTACATGCAACCATGTATTGAAGATTATCTCAAAGAATTTAGTGTTCTTGGGCAGAGTAGATTTTTAATGTCAGATATGAAGTTGAAGAGAATTCCATCAGGAGGTGGATTTCATAACTGGCATTACGAGAATGGTTCAGTTCAAACATCTCAAAGACATTTTGTTATTCAGGCATATCTGAATGATGACTTTGAGGGTGGAGAGACTGAATTTTTATATTGGAACAAGAGAGAAAAAGCAGTTGCTGGTGATATTTTAATTTTTCCATCAGCGTTTACACATACTCATAGGGGAAATCCTCCTATTGGACCTAATCCAAAATATCTTGCTACAACTTGGGGATGGATTCAGTGGAGTAAAGATAATGATTAATAATAGAGAAGATATTCATGTAGATGCATTTGATGGTCCATTCCCACATCTAATAATTAAAAACTTTTACAATGAACAAGAGTTAGATTTAATTTGGGAAGAATTAAATTTTTATACTAAACCAAATAAATTGTTAGAAGCAGAATATTATGGTGGAGTAGTGGATGCAACTAATGCTAAAGCAATTATCTTAGATGAAGTCTATGGAGAATTGTATCGAGATATATCAAATATACTTACGGTGAATAGAAAGTTGTTTACTAGTGGTGTGTTAGATGTTTTTGCAGATACACATCCATCATGTAGTTGTGCTCCTCTTGTGAATAAGGATATTACTAAACTTAGATATTATCATGATGGAGATTACTACGAACCACACACTGATCATACCATGCCGTTCTTAGCATTTTCATATTTCTATAAAGAACCAAAGAAATTTACTGGTGGTGAATTGGAGTTTCCAGAATATGAATATGAGTTGGAGTGTAAGCATAATCATACCATAATTTTTCCTGGATGGGTAGAACATGCTGTAAAAAAAGTTTCTATTGAAGATTCTGATTATTTTGCTGGAATGGGCAGATACTGTGTTTCAAATTTCATGTGTTACAGAGATGACGACAAGCTTGACAAAGACGCTGATGATGAGTAGAATTGGTTTGTTGCTTTTGAAGGATGAGATCTATAGAGTTATTTCCGGTAATTGTTTATCAGACGGAAGTAAAAAATAATTCTGAATTAAAAGAACTACTTGTCTCTGAAATTGTAGAAGCATCAAATTCTTTAGAAATCCCAGATGGATGGGCAACTACTAGTATTAAGACTTCTTTTGAAGGTGAACCAAAAGGTAAGGAAGTCATCTCAAAGTATAAAGATAAACTATATGCATCCTATACTGAATGTTTTGATGAGATTATCGATAAAGAATATGAACTTGAGGTAGGAAATATATGGTACAACTTATATGAACAAGACTCATATCAAGAATTGCATGATCATATAACTCCACCAGAGTATTTGAAGAAACCAGATCAGTTTTCTTGTATTCACTTTTTATCATATGATGAAGAACATCACACATCTCCAGAATTCAAAGACCCAATCAATTCGATAAGAGGTTTATGTCTTCAGTGTGATTATATTGCCGAGTATGCCGAATTAAATATAAAAGAGGGAGATTTTTTAATGTTTCCTACACATCTTGCACATCGTGTAATCCCACAGAAAGTATCAGATATACCCAGAATTACAATATCATTTAATATTAAATTGTCTAGATATGGAAAAACTATTGCATCATGATCGAAATCGCTGATAATTTTCTTTCTGTAGATGATGCATATTCAGTAGTCGATTACTGTAAGATGGCATCATATAATTATGGTGAGACTGATTGTGACAACATGCCACCTACAGGAATGGTGCATGAGATTGATGAGACAAACAGCATATATGAATTGTTTCAATCTAAGACTGAGAATCTTGTAGATGGGTTGACTCTTAATAGAATGTATGTCAACTGCTTTGCACCTGGTGAGAATCCATATTGGCACATTGATGGTTCACATGGGGTTACATTTTTATATTACAGTAATGATGAATGGAACTTAGATTTAGGTGGAGAGACACAGTTTCTGATTGATGATGAGATTGTAGGTATTCTTCCACTACCAAATCGAATGGTTTACTTTCCAGCAAAAATAATGCATAGAGCGACAAGTTTTAGGGATAGACATAGATTCACACTTGCGCTAAAATATGGTATATGAAAAGATTTACACTTGCTATAGGTAACCCACCATACGGTGTGGGTGGAAACCTTGCCATCAAATTTCTGAATAGAACATCAGAAATCACTGATGACATTCGATTTGTTCTGCCAACTTCTGTGCGGAAACCATCCTCACTGAATAAAATTGTGGGACATCTTCATTGTGTCATTGATGAAGATCTAGATTCCGCAACATTCCCAGGAGGAATCAATGCTGTTAAGCAACACTGGGAAGTAAAAAACTCATCGAGATTTACCACGGGCGTGGGTGAGATACCTATGGTACATGAACACCCAGACTTTGAATTTCTACCCTACGAACGTAGAGATGAAGCAAATGTTTTTGTGGGTGAGTATGGTTGTGGACCTAGTGGTAGAGTAAAAACTGAAAACTTTGTTCACTACGCAAAAGGTCATCACTTCTTGCGAGCAAAGGATAGTAAAGTTATTGATAATATGGTAGAATTTGCTGATAAGTTTCGTGCTGCCGCATCACAATGCAATGGTAGGTATCACTTCGGCAAGAATGATTTAATCACAACGTATATCAAATGTCTTGAAGAAAAGTATGGCGAAGAATACACACAATCAGAAGGTAGGATCTTCGATTGAACGTTCAGATGAACGTATCAAAGAGACTCAAGAAGTTTTCACTCCGATGGAACTTGTTGAGCACATGATTGATGAGATTGATATTGAATTACTGAAAGATCCTAACAGCACATTCATCGACAACTCTGCTGGTTGTGGTAACTTTCTTGTGGGATTGAAGAATCGTTTGTGTCAATACCACAGCGAACAGCATGTTCTAGAGAATATGTTGTATGCCGTAGAAATGATGGAAGACAATCATATAGAACTTTGTGCCCGCTTGGGAGTACCTGTAACACATTGTCATTATGTTTGTGCTGATGCTCTGGAATATGATTACTCCTTCGATGATGCTGTGGGTTTAGAGGACCATGGTCTGGGGATGATTCCGAAACCTGTGGGAGAGGTTCCAGCGCCACCTAGTAAGGAACCGAGCGAAGCAAGGTTAGATAAGTTCTTCTAATCATTCGGGGGGTTGACAGGGCAGTGGATTCATCGTATATTGCATTTGTGGTTGAGGGATTCCTCACCGCATTGCACACTGCATAACTGGACAATCAAATGACTGACAAAGGTTTCGGAATCTACCTTTCTGATGACTACGTTCCACATCCTAAGACAGAGGATGAGCGTAACGAACTGGTAAAAGAAGTTCGTGGGTATCAACGCCCTAAGTATGCTTCTTGTAAGTATCTTTACACCACTTTTGTGGACGTAAATGACATCAAACTCAAGAAGAACGCTGGACGTAAACGTGGCAATGATGGTCGCGTTCTTGACACCGTAGCAAAATCCCTTGAGAAGGGATACAAACTGGGCAAACTTCCTCCCGTAATGCTTCGGAAGGAAAATGGTGACCTTGAAAACTTCCTCATCAACGGCAACCATCGCTGGTTGTGGTACTCTGCAAATGGGTACAAGTACATGCTTGTTGATGTGTATGAAGTCAACGAAGGTTACGATGACGGTGATGTTATGGATGAAGTTGGTTTGCTCTGGCAACCACAACCTGATGGTACTTCTTCCAACTACGATGACTACAAGGCACGGGGAATTGCCTGGGTAAATCGTCAACAGGAAAAGGGTATTACTGTTACCCAGAATATGATTGATAACTGGGTTGATACGTTTGCAGTTCATGAAACTGCACTCACTCGGCACAACTTGAAGAAAAACATCTTCAACGCTGAGGTGAAGGATTCGTTCTTGACGAACTACACTCGCCCCGAAGTTGTTCGTTTCTTCTCAAACTGCAACTTCTTCATTCTTGATGGTGGTGCTCAAGTTACCACTATGATTGTTGATCGTTTGTTTGAGGCGAGTCAGAAAGTTTGGTTGCGTGATTTTCTTCCTACCTTCTTTGCAAACGTTGCAAAGGGTATCAAGACACGTTTGAACTTCTATGTGAACACCACCAATGTCAATAGTGCTGAAGAGGTTGAAATTCTGATCAACAATCGGTTGGATGAACTTGACAGCATTTTTGATAATCTGGGTGCAATCTATTCACCGACTGATGTGGACCTCCGTGAATACCTTATTCTCGGTTTCCGCCCACCTCAAATTGTTGATGTTGATTGCTATGATGAACTGATTCAGATTCGCAACACCAAGAAAGTTCAAGAACCTGTTAAGTATCAGTCAGTAAATCTGATTGAACTTACTTATCAGATTCTTTCTCAGAACTTTGGAGTGAATGAGGACTTCACTGCACAACAAGCGTATGATGCTCTCCGTACATATCGCTTTGCTTTGAGTACCTTCAAGAGTGAAAAGAGTTATCGTGGCACAATCCTTGCAGAACTGCAAGTGTTGCGTGATGACGGACGCCTTCGCTTCCATGCAGATTTTGGTGGACCGCGTGGCACCTATTGCCGCTTGCGCTGAGGACCAATCCACAGACCGTCCACTGGGTTTCCCTGTGGGCGGTTTTCTGCTATAATATATCCATACTGAACAGGACATCCGCTTGACCATCACCCTTCGCCCACATCAGCAGACTGCGGTTGACGCAATGCTGAAGCACGACAAAGGACAGGTCATCATCCCCACGGGTGGTGGTAAAACCATTTGTATGATCGAAGATGCTAAAAAGCAGTTTGATCAGATTGGTTCTACAACCATTGTTGTTGTTGCTCCTCGTATTCTCCTTGCAAAGCAACTTTGCAGTGAGTTTCTAGAGGTTATCGACAATGCTGCTGTTTACCATGTTCACAGTGGTGAAACTGAGCACTTTAGTAGCACTAAACCTGCACTGATTCACAACTGGCATCGGCAAGCATACCGTAATCAGATGATCTTCACCACATATCATTCGTTGGAGAAGATTGTTCAGTCTGGTATCAGCATTGATACGATTTACTTTGATGAAGCACACAACTCCGTTCAACGTAACTTCTTTGTGCCTACTGAATTTTACAGTCGGCACGCTGGTCGTTGTTATTTTTTCACTGCAACTCCTAAGCACTCAGTCACTCCTAAAAAACCTGGGATGAATGATTCCCGTGTTTATGGTCAGGTGATTTGTAGTGTTCCTGCTCCTAAACTTGTGGAGGAGGGTTACATTCTTCCTCCTGTTGTTCGTGTGACTCAGTTGCCTCAGGGTGATTTCAAGCAATCTGATTCTCAGAATCTGCTTGATACCATTGATGACAACGATGCAGAGAAGATTCTGATTGCTGCTCGTTCTACGAAACAAATTGTTCGTCTTGTTTCTCAGTCTGACTTCACTTTCCAACTGGAGAGACGTGGTTACAACTGGATGTATATTACATCCAAGACTGGTGCAATCATCAACGGACAGAAAGTTACCCGTGAGCAATTCTTCAACACGTTGAACGCTTGGGGACGTGATGACAAGAAGTTTGTTATCATGCACCACTCTATCCTCTCTGAGGGTATCAATGTCAAGGGACTTGATGCTGTGATGTTCATGCGTAACATGGACTATATTGGTATCTCCCAATCAATCGGGCGTGTAATTCGCCTGGGAGGCGCTCAGAAAACCTTTGGGTTGGTTTGTGTGCCCGTTGCTGATAAAGTGGGTATCAGCACCGCTAGGAGCGTTCAGGCAGTGGTTGACACTGTGTTTGAACAAGGTGAACCCGCTGTTTCCATCATCCGTCGCTAATTTCATCATGAAGTGCAAAGTTACTCTTTTCAAGGCAGGCACAGTCTTCACTGAAGAAGTTGTTGCAGTTGATTACCAAGACGCCAAAAAGGTTGCTACTGCCCGCAACCCTGGTGCTAAAGTGATGAGTGTCACCGCTGTATTTTAATGGGGTTTCTTAAATCGTTCATTCCTTATCCTTCCATCCTTGATCCTAAACCTAAAGAACCTTTGGGTTATATTACCAATGATGGAATGTGGGCGGCAGTTCCACTTGGAAACACCAGAAAGTTTGTCATTATACATAATGGCAGTCAAGTAAAGGTGTTGAACACTTACAAACAATCTGTTGATTTCATCAACAACCAACGGAAAACCATTAAAAAGAAGTCACGCAAATGACCGATAAACACGAAAAACGACGCGATGCTCTGGGATTATTCTATGAGAGTGTTCTGAAACCAGATCATGAACTCCGTAGATGTGCTCACAATCAGGAGTGTTTTAATGAGTTGATGGAGTGGAGAACTGAGATTATTTCGTATCTTGATAATCGCAGGAATGAGGAGTTCCACTGATGGACTCACACATAATCCTCTTGGGGATGTTTGCGGTAGTGGCATATATCATCGTAACTGATGAACGTGCTGCTGCCGCTTTTGTGTATGTTTCAAAGTTAGCAAATACTGAAATAAAACGCCACTGGTGGTGGTTGACTAACAATCCTAGGAATCCTGTGGTAAAATA